TATCCGCAAAATCTTTAAGGCGGTTGGTGTTTGGCTGGCTTTCCTTGTTGCCGTTCAGATAGAGCGAAATATCCCGATCATTGGCAATGATCCACCCGAAATCCCCCTCTTTGATCGGGAAGGAAATCACATAGCTGCCGGCCCCCATCGTCAGCACCGGCACGCTGTCAATTTCCGCGCGGCTTTGCGTCAGATCGTTGGTCCCAAGCACCATGATTTGCGGCTGTACCCGCACATAATTCCGATCCGTGGTCACGGAAAGCACCTTGCACGGCAGCATACCATCGGTGGATTGCATCAGCTTGCGGAAGGCAAAACGCACCATGCCGGCCACGCTGCCAACGGTAGCGGGATCGTCTTGCAGTGATGGATTTTGGTTGTCGCTCATTTCTTCTTTTTCTTTTTCTTGATGCCGGCCGGGATCACCGCCGCGCCCGTGTCGGTCAGGCGGATGGTTTCAGCAACCCAATAGAACGGCACTTCACGGCTGGCGATGTTCCATGACAGTTTGAAGATTTGGTAGTGGCCATTCAGCGCGGGGTAAAGTTCGCTTTGGATATCCAGCGCCCCACCCAGCTTTGATGTGTTGTCCATCAAATAGGTGACTTTCACACCAAATTCCGTCACTTCGGGAATGCCGATCATGCCGCTACTTTTGCTCAAGACGCGCACCGGCCCGGTCAAGGGCAGATGGATATCTTTAACCACCAATTGATTGTCATCTTGGAACGCGCTGACCGCGCCCGCGCTGGAAAGCTTTTCGATTTGCTTCAGCGCACCGCCCGTGAATTGATAGTTCGCTACCTGCTTGTCCGTCGCTTGGAAATTCAATTCCAGCCCGGCTTGCGATGCCACGCTGCCGGCGATGGTCTTCAGGCTTTGCATCCCAGGCTGGCCGTTGCTCACCAGCTTGCCTTTGATGAACTGCCCGGTCTGGCACTTAAATTCCAGCTTGATATCTGGCGGCTGTGAAGGCTTCACGGAAACGATATTGCCTTCATAGATTTTGCCCAGCCCAGTGCTTTCATAGCCGGCTTCAATGATGAGTTTTTTGCTGGTGCGGTTGGCATTGAACGGGCTAACCGCCGTCATCAAATAATCCCGATCCGATTTGGTCAGGTTGGCAATCGTCACCATCGCCTCATTCTGAAGCGGGTTTGCATACTTGGCCCCCGTGGCCGTGATGTACATTGGCTGGGAAAATTTTTTAAGCTGGCCGTCTATTTCAATGCTGACGGTGATAAGCCGATTGTCAAATCCATCAGCCATTGCGCACCGCCGCCAGTTCGGCGGCAGAGGCGTAAATCAGCGTTTGGGTGGTGCCGAACGACTCCCACCAAGGCAGATCGCCGCTGTCCGTCAGGATCATAAAATTCCCCAGCCCGCCTTCCTTGTCTAACGGCAGGATAAGCTGGCCGGCAACGATACGCGCACCACTCACCAGCACGGTGCCGGCGCGGGAAATGTTCGCGGCCATGATGCCGGCGCACTCTATGATGGCCAGTTCATAGAGCGTGTTTTCCAACACGGCGGAAAAGGATTGCTTTGGAAGCTGCTGCAAATTCAATTCGATCATTAGCCGCCGCTCCCAAAAATAAGATCATAAGCGGCGCTGGATTTTTTCGGTGACGCTTCCTGCCCCTGCTTCTGGCCGCCCTTCACGGTGCTGGCATTGCTGGATTTCTTCACGTTGCTGGCTGGCAGCGGCGCATATTGAGGCGTGACGAATCGCACTCCCTCAAGTTTCAGTGCCACCGCCACGGTGTCGGCCATGTCAGGCGTTTCATCGTGCGGCGGTTCAGTTATGGTCATGTTGCCATAGCTGGCAACCTTTGTTTGAACCGTCAGCAGGCTATCGCTGCGGTACGCATCCATGATCTGTTGGAAAGTATCTTGATAGGTTTCCGGCCGCAGGATCACCGACAGTTCAATGGTGACAGGTTCGAACACGCGGAAATCGGTGATGGTGTCACCATCTTCCAACGGGTGCTTCATCACCTTTTTAATCGGCCGCACCAGCGCACGCACCGCGCGGGCATCTTCAAAAAGTTCATTCAAGTCTTGGTCAAAGACCCCGACAACATCCTGCACGTTGGTGTCGGTCAAACCGGGATCGCTCACGATTTCACCCCATCGTCAAAGTGGCCAACAGCTTGCCGCACTTGGTCCCCGATGTGGCCGTGTACCGCGCCCGCAATATCATCTGCGCTTGCATCGGTCTTGGCATTTACGGTGACGGGCGCATTAACGGTGATGTGCTTGTTCACCACCGCGCCAGCAGCCGGCCGTTCGGCGTTCAGCGGAGAAGCGTTGGCGGCTGCGATCTTATCGCGGGCGGCCACAACGCCTGCGATGGCACCGCTGGCCGCCGCAACTTTCTGCCCAGGCGTGGTGCCGCCAAGCGCCACAGCGCCCTTGTCCAAATCTTTTGCCCAATTCCCCAGCGCCTTCGGAAGCGCGGCGATGGTGCCTATGCTGAATTTGGCGAACCACCCCACCAGCTTCCCCACCAGCCCTATCAACCATTCTATAAGGCCGCCGATTTCTTTGAAGACTTTGGCCCAAAACGGAAAGGCTTTTGCAAGCCCTTCGCTAACCCCAGTGAAGCGATCCCGCACACCCTCACCGAATTTCTGGAACAGGGTGTAGAGTAAATTGACGCCCGACGCGATGAACTGGATGAAGTTGCCAAAAAACCCTTTAGCCCATTCGAATGCGGCACCGATATCTTTTGCCACTTCACGCACGGTTTCGCCAATGATGGGCCACTTTTTCGATAGCTCACCAATGATCGAATTGTTGCCGGCAAGAAAATTCTGGATATCATCATAGAGAAAAGCGAACGCTGCGATTACAGCCGCAATGGCCAGCGGCACCGCAAGAAATTCCACAGCTAATGCACCAACCCACACCACCGCTTTAATGACGGCGGGCAACAGTGTGGTGGCAATGACCGTGCCGACACCAACGAAAAATCCTTCCACCAACCCTTTGTGTGTCGATAGGAATTGCACAAATTCCGTGATGTACCCCACCACTTTGCTAAGGCCGGGCAGGATGGTAGACGCCACCGCCGTGGCGACGGCGTGGAACGCATCGCCAAGATCGTGCATTTGAATGTGGAAAGCGTGCGCTATTTCAGTGTCTTCCTTGGTGACGGCACCCAGCGCCTTTTCTTGGTTCACAATGTCTTCCACCGCGCGGCGGCCTTGCGCCAGCAGCAGCAGCGTGCCTTGGTCAATGCCCAGCTTCTCACCGATGCCGGCGCGTTGTTGCGCATCCATCTTGCTGAACTTGTCAGCCAGTTCGCCCAAGATCGTGGTGAGTGGCCGCACCTTATGGGCGGCATCGGTCACGCTGATTTTCAACTCATCAAAGAATGGCTTCAGGCGCGATGTGCCTTTGGTGGCAATATCGGCCATGCCCCGGTTCAAATAATCCAAGGTGCTGTTGAAGCCATCGGCCGATCCGCCCGCGCGTTCGGTTGCCTGCTGCCAAGCGTAAAGTTCTTCAACATCAATGCCCAGGCGTTCGGCGGTGATGCCTAGCTGCGCATTCAATTCCACCACTTCCTTGGTGAACTCGAATAGTCGCTCCGCAGCGAACACCCCAAGCAGGGTGGCACCGACTTCCTTGAAGGTTTCTATGATGTGTTCACCAGCTTGGACGGCAACAGCGTCCATGCGGCCTAGGCCGTGCTCTAATTCCTTGCCGGCTTCCGTCGCCTGCTTGGCCCCTTTTTCGGCTTCAGCAGCATTCGACTTGAACAGGATATAGAAGGTGTCAAGTACGCCGCTCACTTTTTGCCGCCTCTATGGCCAGATGCTCATTCCATTTCGCCACCATGATGGCTTCCCACATTAGAAAAGCATCTTCCAGCGTGTAAACGGTTCTTAGTTCGTGAAGGGTGGCTTTTCCTTCTGCGATAAGGCACCCGATAAATCCGTCAATGTTTTGAGTAACCACGCTCGCAAATCTTGCGCGATGCCCCCTAAGAAAGCTGGGATCGCGCCATTGGAGAAAAAACTTGCGTTGTACTCCAACATGTGCATTTCCAGCTTTGCACCCGTTTCCCAATCCGGCACATGGTTGGTGTAAAGCGCCTTGGTGGTGAGCGCCAAAGGTTCGCCGCTGTCGCGCGGTACGGCCACGCAGGTCATCAGCTTGAGCATCAATTCTTCCGATGCCTGATAGCTGCCCAGCTTCGGCGCGTTGGTGAGCGGGTATTGCGTCAGAATTTCGCGGCCTAACAGCGCATCAAACTTGCTGATGATGTAGGTGCGATCCTCACCCGCTTGCGTCTTAACGGTGACTTCCTTTGGTTCGCGCAGCATCAGCCTGGGTTGCCCGTGCGATTCTGGAAGGTGAGGGTGTAGGGCTTGGTCTTCAGCCGGCCGGCGCTGGCGATGGACGCGCCCACCGCGCCGTTGGTGATCTTGCCCGTGTTCAGCACCAGCACGCGGCCGTTAGGATAGCCAGCGGTCAGGCTGATGATATCCATGGCCGACAGCTTGCCTTGGCCCACGCGGTTTGCTTCCGCCAGAATGCCAAGGTTTATGTCATCATCCGATCCGGCGATGATGTTCAGCATGACTTCGATTGGCGAAGCTTTCGACCACACCACCAGATCGCCATTCAAACCCATCGCCTTGTCGGCAAGCTGAATCGCGGGCGTATCGAACGGATCGGCATCATCTGCAAATTGCGTGATGGTGATGCCGCTTGGAAAGGTATTGCTTGCCACCAACCGGATGGCAAAGCCAAAACCAGAAATATCTTGAACCGACATTGGCTAATGCCCCCTTAGATCAGAACGTGCGTGCCGTTCACTTTGCGGATGCTGTCACCCTTGGCATAGACCAAGGTATAATTGAAATTGTATTCCGTCGCGCCGCTGGAATTGACCACCGGCAGAATGATGCCATCGTACCAATAGCCGATGGTCTGCACCTGCCGCCAAGCGTTCACATCGCCCGTGAACTGGGTGATGGTGATCTTTTGCGTGGTGGTGATCTGCTTGCCAGTTTCAATGACGCCATTGAACACGGCTTGATCGCAATTCGCCTGGATCACCGCGAGACACGCAAGGCGTCCGCGATCATTGGCCGGCACCTGGGTTTCCGCAAGGAACAGATTCAGCAGGTCCACGCCCACCGCATCTTTGAACCAAGCTTCATTGGCATAGACGCCCATATCGGTGGGGTCCGTCGCTAGGCCGGTCAGCAAGCCGCGCTGGTAGAAATTGATATTTTGGCCGGCGTTCTGTGTCTGGCCATAATAGTTGACGCGGGCCGCATCGTAAGTGTCGGCCAGCGCGTCGGTGGTGACGGACGGCGTGAACGGCCCTTGCTGGAACATGTAGTTTTGCGCAGCATTGCGCTGGCTGTAATCCGTGGCCGCCCAAATCATGC